TGTGGCACCCATTGACATAACAACTGATTCTGACGTTAGCAGTTCAATGAGTTCCGGAATGTACAGGAAGGGAACGATATACCCGCCGACGCCTGAAGTTCCTGCGAGTGCCCTCTGTTTCCGCATATTGTCGAAAACTTCCTTCTCAAAGCCTGCTTCAGTGAAGTCATTCGCTTTGATGGCGAGAATTGACTTGAAAAGAGAGAATTTCTGCTTCTCATCTTCGAGACCGGGTAGAGGNAACATTCTGAGACGGANTTGTTCCTCAATCAGAGCTATACGAGCCTCAACGCCGGCAATCTTGTTCATTTCCTCTTGCTTGTCAGCAGTCCAAGTTTCAAGCAGAGACTTCTTGTGCTCCTCCAACATCTTTTTCAATTCTTCTAACATTTTAATTCCTCCTTATAGGTTTAGTAAAAATATAGTTTTTAAGCTCTGCCATTCTCTTGGATCATTGCCGTTTAGACTGATCCGAGAACTTTTCGCTTAATTCCACAACCAGGTCATCAAACATCTTTCTTATCTTCTTCGAGTCAGAGTTACTGTCGGTTCCCATTAAAATTGCCCTCATCTCTGCGAGTTTCTCCTCACTTAGGGTTTCTTTGAGTTCCACATCTTCTTCACTCTGATTATCTCCCTGTTCCTTGTCCGTGTCAAGAACTTTTTCCCCTTCTGATCCTTTTTTATCTACGAAACTTACAGGCAAAGGGGACAATTCCGTAGTTTCATTCATTTTTGCTTCGAGTGTCTTCACAAAAACAATAAATTCTTTCATCGTTGTCAACACATCCTCAACAAGCCCTTTCCTGAAGAACAATGTCAAGGAAGCGGCAGGGTCAAACTCGAACTCCATTGCTTTCTCCGCATCATCAAAATCAGCAATATAGTCAGGCCACTCAAAATCCTTGCCGATGTCGGAATGAGCTTTCATCCACTCTTTGGCAGAAGACATAGTCCATCCATCAGCTTTCGGGAATCTCAAAGCTTGAATAGCCCATTTCTCATCAGACTTCTTCTTTCCATAGATAGCAAAGACTCTCGGCTTGTCTTTCTTCAGAGAACCATATCTAAAAGCTGAGAACTGAGCAGGGTCTTGAAGACGATGACGGATTTCATTCGCTGTTTCTTCCCATCCCCTATCTTCAACGACTTCTTCCTCAGGAGCCGCTTCTTCTTCTACGACATCACCTTTGAAGAAAGATTCCCATTCATTAGCGATGATCGGGAACATCGAGGTGACAAGTTCTTTGAACTGTTCGAGAATGTCATCCGAAACTGTAGTGCCTTCAATTCCTGCCTTTTCAATCTCTGCATACAGTTTGCAGTATTCCTCCCACTGTTTCCCTCCTGCGTCTTGCCAGGGAGGAGTCTCTTTGAACTCGTTGTAATGCTTTGCGAGATGTCCCTGACAGCCTTTCTTGTCAGGATCAGGAATCTGAGTGTTAGGAAGACGAGCCGCCGCATTTGCAACTCCACGCCAGACAGTCGAGAAGCCTTTCTGAAGATGATGGGGAAGTTTGTAATCGCCTTTCTTTGTGCCGTCCCCTCCGAACCAAGTACACATCCTTTTCAAATCATCAACGCTCGCCGCTTTGACTTCAGGGCCTGCATTCCAGGGGTCAGCTTTCGGAGCGAGAGATTCTTTGCTGTAAGGGATAACACCTTTTTCCTCTTGCTTCAAATCTTTTGCCATGACAAGAAGAACTTCCTCATAGTATTTCTTCATGTCTTCATCTTCTGAAGAATTGAGGTCTCTCTGAAGTGCAGGGGCATACGCAGGAACGAGAACCTGACTTGCTTCAAGCAAATCAATCTCAAGATAGTCCCGATAGCTGCCTCCGCTCTCATCCATCTCCTCAGATGAATAAGATTTATATTTCAGAGGAATAAAACTGATGCTGAACGCCGCCATCCCTTTCTGAGCGAGTTTCCATCCCCAATCAGCTTCAGGATTGCCTTCTCCCACATACCATTTAGGTTTTGCAACAATCTCTTTGTTCTTGCTGTCAATCTTGATACTTGTGTATTCCCCTATCTGATTGAGAAGACCTCGATAGGCATGAGAAGAAAGCATCACAGCATGTTTCATAAACTCAGGGATTGCTTTCTTAAAAGCAGATGTCATCACCCTCTCTTTGTATCTGTCAAGTTGTTCCCCTGAGATTACAACTTCTGCGGTATGCTCTTCCTCATTGATATTCCGAACTACCGCCCTAAAAAATTTTACAATCTTTTGTTCGCTCATATTAAGCCTCCTTGTATGACATTGCTTTTCTCCGACAATCCCAAAGGTTCTATTGAGAGAGAAGGAGAAATTTCCTTTTTGACATATTCTAAAACTAATTTTTTTCCGAACTCGAAAGCCATTTGTGCTTCTCTCTTTGCTACAAGAGAACTCTTTACAGTTATGGTATTATACACATCTCGAACCTTGTCCGCTACCGATTCGTTTTTACTTTCCTTATCAATCATCATGAGTGTAGTTCTGATTAAAGAGTTAAAACCGTTTATAATCAATAGAACCCGTGATTCTACATGAAAAGAGACTTCTTTTGAGAACTGATTCAAAGTGAAAAGCTCGCCTATTTGCTGTTGTGAAGCAAACACTCCTGTATTGACAGATTCCGTATAAATAGAAACTAACTCCTCTTTGAATTTTGAATAGTCATCTCCTTTGTAGGGAAAGTCTGTCCAATCTTCTCCTCGAATAACCATGCCAATAGTTTTCTTCCTGCTCTCAAAAAGAAATTTTTTGAACTTCGCTTTAAGTTCAACCTCTGTCTTTGATTTGAAATCCTTTCCTTCATCAACAGGAGGTGTATCAGATTTTGAAGGAGTAACAGGGGCAGGGGCATTCAAGAGTGCTGTAATAGGAACATACCCTCCAGGGACAAACCATTCATCTCCCCAAGGAACTTCTTTCATGCCGAGTTGTAGTCTCCTATTGATGTGATTGACAGGCCATCCCATAGTAGCCATCTTCTGAGCAGTAGTAATTTTATCTGAGAAGTTAGCCTGAAGAGGACCTACATTTGCAAGGTCAAACTCTGCCCATATTCTCCCTTTCCCTCTCCTTACTCCCATCTTCGAGAAAAAATTAGTCCATAAAAATTCCTCGAAGTAAGTAATCTTTGGCATCAAACATTCTTCCCAGAATGCTTTGTGAGCCGCTTTGATACCTTCATAGCTTTTGATATTAGTATAAGTTCCCATTACAACTTCATTCACTTTATAAGCGGCAAGAATTTCTCTCCTTGTCATATTTCTGCCATCAATAAAGTCCATATCTTTCTGAGAAATCTTTGCTTCAGTAAACTTACCATCCCCTTCAACGATAGCTATCTTGTGAGCTTTAGGAGCTCCTTGATGCCTTTCTTCAAACTGCTCGACAAGTCTTGAAAACTGCTCGTCTGTTAATTCACCAGGTACAGAAATGAATCCTCCAATCTTCGCACCATTATCAAAAAACACTTTATTGTAAATAGACGAGGAATAATCAGTATCGATGCTCAATCTTGCCGCTTCAATAGGGGATATTCCCCTAATGTCATCATAAGGATTGAAGTCTTTGAAATGAAGAATTTGATGAGGATAAAATGTGAATTTAGTGTTTGCCCTGTATGTCCAAAAATCAATAAGACCTGTTTCTTTATTGAGAGAGGGAGTAAACCTCATTGGATCAAAACACCAGATAGCTTGAGGAATCTGAGCGATATTCTCTCTGTCAAGAATCCATATAGCTTCTCCTCTTAATCCCACATAAGTGAAAGTAGCTTGAATCAATGTTTTGAGAATCATCAGAGGATTTGGTTTCATCATCACTTCATACAGAGGACCTTCTTCTATTTTGCCAGGCTCTAAATCCCCTGCGTCTTTCTTTAATAGAAAAGGAACTCTGCTCAAATTGCTTGTGATTGCATTCAAAGCGGCATAAACCCAAACGCTCTGACTGTAAGGAGAAGTGACTTTCGTTCCTTGAGAAGCAAGGATTGACCTCATTGACCGAAAAAGAACTTGGTCTCCTATAAGAGGACCTATTCCTTTCTCTACCACCCCGAGATTACTTGCTGCTCTATTTACCATTTCAAATAGTTTCATCCTAAGAACCTCACTTTTACGCCAGCACCTTTTTTCATTGCCGTATAAATAGCATATCTTTCCGCGTCCATCAAGTGATTCATATATTCAACGACCTCATCCAGAACATCACCATTTTTGTTCTTCCGCCAACTGTAAGTCCTTTTCTCTTTAATCAAGTTGTCACTCGACTTCAGGATATGAATGTTATATTTCTTCACCCAATCAATTCCTGCTGTGACAGGTTTAAGAGCTTCTTTAATAAGAAAGCCTGCTCTCCTTATTTCTTCTATCCTATCAGGTTCTGCAGGGTCAGCATAAATTATTTCTTTCCTTCTCCTATCAGCAGGGATAATATCGCACAATCTCACAATCAAATCCGAGTTCGTCATCTTCTTATCGTAGATGAGCTCCTCTTCCCAAATATTAGGTTTCTTTGCATATACTCGAAGCAAAGCAGTTTCAGCATTAAATCCAAAGTCAAGACCGTAGAAAACTGTGTCAACTGTGTCCCTTCCGGGAAGCCAATCGCAAGTCGCCCAGTTAGTGTAGATGATATTTTCAAGTCTTCCCCAATTACCAAGAGTATAGATATTATAGTAAGACATATCCTGATACTGAAGATTCTCCAAGTCTTTAACATAATAGTCAGGGAGAAAAGGATTATCTTTATAGGAACTAACAATTTCATCAACATCAAATACAGGATCGTCAACAAGTTTCTTTTTAATCCAATGAAACTCATCGATAGGATTGAACGAGAGATACATCTGATTCAGCTTACCATCTCTGCTTTTCGCCCTCATACAGAGTTTGATATCCATGAAATCATCGTATGTCAGTTCCGTTGCTTCTTCAATCCAAACGATATTCCAATCACTTGATTTAAGCTTGCTCGATTCATCTACAGAACCGAAGTGAATCAACGAGCTATTATAATACCAATTCAAATGAACTTTCTCAACAGTTATCCTATCCATCAGTCCGTATTCTTCAGCCATCGTTTTCATTACTTCAAGAGTAGAAACCCTCAACGATGGCAAAGACTTCCTAAGAATAAGAATCCTCTTTCTGTCTTCTGTAAAAAATCGATGAAGAATCAACTGGGCTATGCTATACGATTTGCTTGAGCCTCGACCGCCGCGGTTAACAAGTATCTGTTTTTTAGAGTCTCTATTCCTCTCAAAAACACTCGTAACAAGGACTTCAATATTCTTGTCTTCAGGTTCGCTATCAAAACCAGGACCTTGCTCATCAGCGAGCATTTCCTCAGCTATGGTTTCACGACTCTTGCGACCCATCACTAACCGCCTTCTTGAAATCTATGACATTTTTAGATTCTGACGCCTTCACCCCTTTAGCATCAGCTTTCTTAACCTTCTTAACATCATCATCCGTAGCCTTTTTGAACTTGATATTTACTCCGCCTTTCTTCTGAGAGCCTTGAGCTTGTTCAATATATCCCCTGTTCTTCCCAAGACATTTGAGAGCGAAGATTGTTGCCGTAGTATCTCCCTTACGAATCTTCTTCATAAGCTCGCCTTCCATTTCATCAAGCATCAACTCTCGAAACTCGTCAAATTCCTGCTTCAATGTCTTATATTTAGCGAATATCTGCTTGACAAAGTACACGGAAAGCTTCAGTTGTCGAGCTACAGTTGTAATCAAGCCGTGCGAGTTTCGCACAGCTTCCTCAACTTCAGCATAAGTAATCTTCCCGAAAACTTTCTTAGTTGCAGGCACTCTATAATTAGATGCCCTCTCCCATGGAGCAAGAGTCAAAGGTCCTATCTCATTACCAGGACCGTAAAGACGATTCGTTAATTCTTGAACCGTTTCTGTTCCTTCCCCTTCAGCTTTAACAGTTTCTTTCGCTAACACCTTTGAAGCCTCTTCGTCAATTACTTTCTTGCTTCGACGGGGAGGAACTTTGACATCTTCAGGCTCTTTCGCTTTCTTTTTTCTCTTTATAATTTCCATAACCTCATCCTATTTCAATGTTAAAAACTGAGACCTGGTTAAAAGCTCTTTAATAAATGCTCCAAAAGTAGCATCGTCAGTATAATTCTCTAATAGACTTGTCCAGGGGTCTCCTGCTGAACTTGCTGAGTTCATAGCTTTTCCCATAGTTGAAGGTTTATTATGAGCAGCGGCAAGAGCCTCCCATACAGCAATGGCACATGATTCAGCAGTGACAACATCTCCCGCAGAAGTGATTGTGGCACTGAGATATGAGTCTCCTCTCAAAGAACCGCTTGCAGTGCCTGTCCCTATCAAAGAAGATATACACCAGGCAATAGCCTTCAGCAAAATATCTTCAGCAATAGATCCTTCTCCTTCTAACTCAGCTCCCAAATTTGCAGGAAATCTTAGGTCTGGAGTCAATACTCCCACTCCTGTCAAACTCCCCAGCAAATATACCATTCCAACCAATGCTCCTGTTACATCACCATCACCTGTTAATGTAGCTCCTAACTTTATTGGTGCCTGTAGTGTCCCATCCAAATCACCTTCGCCTGTAAGAGTTGCTTTGCTCCAGGCAAGAATCTTCAACATCAAGTCAGGTATTGTTCCGGCGCCTGTTAGAACAATATGGTCACTGATTTTGTATGTTATGACTCCCTTCATTGAAGATGAATTTGATATTTCACCAAGAGAGGTCAGACTTGCTTGATTGACAACAAAATGGTCAGCTATGTGAATGAATGGAATTGTATTGATTGTGCCAAACCCAAGTATGTTTGAACCTGTGCTCATATTCATTCCGCCAGCAAGAGTGGCGGCAGATATAAGGCCTGCTCCAATCACTTGATAGCGAGAACTCATTCCGCCAGCTTTCACATTCGGATACCAAGCTCCGAAGGATGGTGAATAGCCGGAAGGGATTGCATCACCTTTATAGAGTGTAGCCTCGCCCATGTAACGGTTTAGCTTGGAAGAAATAGTACCACCAAGCAAAGACCTTGCAGCCAGCCCAACGGAACCCGTAAAATTTGAGGGAACACCAATGACACTGGTCGATGCTCCGCTCAATATTCTCAATCCATTGCAAGCTAAGAATGATTTATTCTGTAAAAGCATCTAATTCCTCATTGTTCCGTCAACCGTACAAGTCACGACAGGAGGCCAAGTATAAACTGGACTCCATGGGCTCGGATAAGGACTCACTGGATATGCTGGATTCACCGGATACCCTGGATACACTGGGTTCATAGGAACAACCACAGGCTGCATCCTTGCCTCCATCAATTCCTTCTCCAGTCTCTCCACCTTCTCTTCCAACAGCTTTATGATTTTATCTTTGTCATTCATAATCTCACCCCCATGCCAAATCTATATTTCCCATCCACTGTGTGCCAGCGACTGAGATTGCTCCATCAAATAGCAAGTATCCCAGGCAAGCCCCGTCATAAATTCTTGGCAGGCTCGGAAGCTGGCTCATAAAATCCCTCTCTGCTGCAATGAACCCGTAAGGCAAGGGAATTGAAGCAAGAGGTTTACAGACCACTATACAGACTGAACCAGCAGCAGCACTCACTCCTGAAAAGGTCACATTCTCTACTCTCTGCACTCCTGCGTCACCTGCTGCCAAGGGCAGGAACGGGCCAATGTTTCCAGCAGCCACTCCGCTGTGAAGTATGTGACTTGCGATACTTGATGCTGTATTGGAAACTGTAGCTCCAAGCTGTGAAGCCTCTGCAACAACCTCAAGCTGGTCAATAACAAAATCACCAGCACTCCACGTAATTGTTGTTCCATCAGAAGCGGTCAATCCTATGTAAGTGTATGCACAGGTCGCCAGGACAGGGGTTCCTGTCTTAGAAGTATAATTGAGCTGCGAGCATTCTATATACTGCCATCCTACACCATTCAAAGTCTGCCCAAGCAATCCAGTTGCAAGTGCCGTATTAACAAAGTCCCATCTGAAATAATTAGATGCGTCAGAACCAAATCTAACAGTCAGGGAGACTGCGGCTGCCAGTTTTGCAAATGCTGTCGTTGAAGCACAATAGAACCAGAAGCCCAGTTTCTTTCCCGTAAAATCAACGCTTGTGGTTGTTTTGCTGGTGTATGTCAAAGCTGTCGTCACGCTGTCTTTTGTTAAGTTCAGTGCCCCTACTCCAGATTTGAAATTTGTAGTGTTGACACTTGTTGTCATATTCGCCGAGTCTGTCCAGTTAGTTGTCACGTCACAAGAATCAACCACCGTGTAGGTTGGCCAGCCTGTCGTGTTGCGGTATTCGCATTGTACATTCTGAGCACCTGTTGTAGGTAGAGTGTCAAAGGAAGTTGACATGAAAAATCTTAATCCAGCTCCATCAGTATATCGTGGGAATAAAGGAACAAGACTAACATCAGAAATGTCTGTTGCAATGTTATTATTGGTCGGAGTAAAGGCCAAAGTTCCACCTGTTATTGAGGGAGTCAATGTTTGTGTATAAGTGCCGTCAGCAGTTCTTGCAGTTCCAGTTGCTCCACCCAAAGATGGAGTGATGGTTCCTGCTCCTGCTGAACCAGACATAGTAAATTTTAGACTGTATGGAACTCCAGCAAGAATGTCAAGACTTGCCTGTGATAACGTTGCCACATCTGCCGCTTGAGTTCTATGAATCTTATTGGTTGCTGCGTATGCCCAGTTTGAACCACAAGTCCAGCCCGTAGCATCGCCTGTGGAGAAGTTGCCATTCCTCAATCTCGTAGAATGTTGCAGAACTTGTTTTGATGCAAGACTTGTCTTAACACATGGATACACGCCGATAATATCCACTATCTCAAGAACGGACGGAGATCCAAGTAGAGCGTTATTAAAACAAGCCATATTGATTAGATGCTTTGTTTCGCCGCCTGCTGGAGTCGGGCCAAGATACGTTGCACATTCTGTTTCAGAGGTGTAAGGCATAAAATCTGCTGACTTGCATAACCACACAAGGTCAACTACAGAAGCCGTTGCNTCNGTCGTNGTAAANGCGAGNAGAGCATTAGTTGTACCCATGATAATGTCTTCACGATATAATGTGGACGCTGTTGTCCGTGAAGTTCCATTAGTGCCGCCGAGTGAGGGCATGACTGCTCCTGCACCAGCACCCTTTGTCCATATCAAAGTGTATTTCTCTCCAGGAACACATTTAACCGTGATAGACAAAACAGAGTTGTCATTTGCTGTACCGTGCGACATATTATGGTTAACAGCAGAATATGTCCATGTGCCACCTACGTTCCAGGGGGCAGCTGTCGCCATGAAGTCACCGTTCTGAACCATGTTGCCGTGCATATATTGAATGGGGACTCCTGGGAAGCCTGCAAGGTCGTACCATCTGCCAGCAACGACTGTTCCTATGTTGGAAGCATTCTTTATATAGTCAGCTCTCCAGAACTTTCCACTCACAGTCACTTTATTTACAAAATCATCCATTGATGTAAAGCCCATTGTCTTACCTCCAAATTGTTGTCAATTCTCCAAATATAGGAATTCCTGATGCACTTCCAGCAGGGCAGCAGAGTAGATTTAAGTATGCTCCGTCGTAAATCTTCGGCAATGATGGAAGATCAATTACAAAATCTGTTTCCGAAACACACTGAATGTCGATATGAGCAATCGTTGCCAAAGGCTTAACAAGCACTAGAGCAGCCAATCCTCCATTAGAACTGAGAAAGGATATGCTCTGCACACTTCTTATTCCCCTGTCACCTGCTTGAAGCTGTATGAATGGTCCTCTCAGAGCTGCACTTATTCCACAATTCACTATCGTTGAAATATATGTAGATGTGTTTGTAGTTGCCCATTCACTCACCTGTCCTGATGTTCCTGCCTGATTCGTATAATTTATTTGAAACTGAGCACCGCCAGCGTAAGGGTTGGTAGCTACAAGAAAAGCCTTGACACCTTCTCCATCAGCGTATCGAGGAAGGGAATACAAAGTATTGTCAAATACTTGTGCGTCTGTATTGTCCATATCTACGAGAGGATAAAACATTAAATAATCGCAAAGTATGAATGGTGCAGGAACGACATTTGTGCTTACACAGCCTACCATAAATTTATGTAAGAATTTGAAGCCATCTGTCGTGATAGGACTACCATGATATATCCCATATGAACCATTGAACCGAGTTGCCTCAAGTTCATTGCCAACTTTGTAGTTAGGTCGAGGAGTTCCTGGTGCAGAAGAAAGGTCAAACCAGATGTTCGCTGTTGTAGCGATAGCTGGGACTTTCCTGAAAACAGTAGACCAATTCTTTCCGCCATCATAAGCCTGGTTAATTAATTCCTTGATGCTTTTGAATCCTGGCATCTATGACTCCGTTACCTGTAATGCTCCAATAGAGAATTGTGGTTGGATATTCAGCGATACAACCAAATCTGCTGTTATGGCACCAATATAATATATCTGCCCTGCTCCACCAGTATCCAACTCTCCAATGCTGACAAACTTAATTGTGCAGCCCGACGCACCACATATCGGGAATTGTATCAAAGCAGCGTTGGCAAAGCTGACGCCATTATCAGTCCAGCCAGTTGCCTTTGTTATTGGCCTCCTTGTATAGGAAGTATAATTTGCTTCTGAGGCTGTCTGATTTCCTGTAACTGTCGGGTCTGCTGTATGCAACGCAACATACAAAGTCGGATTGGCGTTTCTATATGTAGGGTCTATCCCTTTAAGGATGCACTTCAAAACATCATTCGATGTTGTGTTTCCTTTTCCCATGGTATTATCCTCTATTCTGAGCTTCTTCTACTGCTTCAGCATTGCCAACGCCTGTGCAAACAGCTTCCATATCAAGAATTATTGTTCCTTTGTGCTTGCAAGGCCTCAGCACTTCACCATTTGCCAACACAATGATAGACATTCCGCATTCTTTACAAATATATTTTGCTCCCATAGTCTATGTCTCCGTTACGATTAATGCGTGGGCTGAAAACTGCGGTTGAATACCTTCAGATATAGTTCTTGGCGAGCCAAGAGAGCCAGCATACAGAACTCTTCCTGCACCTGTTAGGTCAGTGCCAATAGCAACAAAGCCGATGGAATTTGAGCCACCATTACATTCAGTGAATGAGATTAAAGCGTTGTTGTCTGTCGAGCCGGAAGCAGGGGTCTTCCATCCTGTACCTGAATTGTCTCTTGGAACAGCAATTCTTGAGTATGCTCCATAGTCCGCTTCCCCTGTCTCCTGAGAGCCACCGGTGCCAGGATTCGTTTTGTGCAGGCTCACATACAGATTTGCAAGAGGCCCTACAGAAGCATTCATTGCCAGGTTTGCAAAGAGCGTTGCATTAAAAATCAATGCCAATAAACTGTTGCAGGTGTTTATCGATTTTGCCATGTCTTATTCCTCCTATGAATAAATTAAAATTAACCTTTCAGACCATTTGTAAAGAAACAAAGCTGCCCCACCAGCCCAAGTCTTTGTAACGTCCACTCCATCAAAAACGGCTTTGTATATTCTCCACACAGGCTCATCTTCTTCAGAACCAAAAGCAGACTCTCCAACATAAACAGTGTTAAGAGCAGAAGTATCATCAACAAGCCTTTGATAAATAATTTCTCCTCCCTCAACAAGAACATTAGCAAAAGAAACGTCAATGATTTCGTTAGGATTGACAACCACATTAATATTATCCATACCAACAACAATATTAATAGGCTCTACTGACGAAACAACAACGTCAATCCGCTCGACCGCAGAAACAGCAACAGTAATATCTTCTACTGAAACATTTATATCCGTCATGCGACAGCCCTCAGAGGCAAAGAAACAGTGAACTTAGCGGTCAGAATTGTCATGACCTTAGCAGGAACGTCATTCGTCTTCGCCCTGATTTCATAATCATACATTCCTGCAGCAATTTGAGTCTGAACAGCAGCAAGTGAAACAGTGGTAATGCCGTGAGTAGGATCAGTATGGACAGAAACATCAGAAGAAATGAGAACGGTAGAACCTTTGACAGTGAAGTAAACAGTCCATCCAGTGATATTGATGACATTCCCTGCGGAATCAGTGAATGTACAAAGATAATCCTTAGAATCTCCCGCCTTGCAAGTCAAATCCTTCAATGCCATGTCTTATTCCCCCTGAGTTTGTCCGAAAGTTTGTTGATAAGCTGTTGATAAGCTGCTCTTTCCTTGATAAACCGCAGATTGTTCGCTTTGATAATAAGAATCGAGATAAAGCCAGTAACTACCGTTCCTAAAAGAAATCCGTAGATGAACAAACGCATTAAACCCTCCTCGTGGAACGACTTTCCAGACTAATAACACATCCTAAGGACAATGCACAACCAAAAAAATCAAGCAGAGAATAGCAAGCAATAGCGAGTGATAAGAGGAAACAACAACCATTCAATGATTTATAAGAAGGAATCAAGTGTAGACAAGCACTATATAGAGAGAGAATAACAAACCGTCAGCTTTGACAGTAAGAGAGTAATAGACAAACCGTAACTCAGCAGAGAGAAGGAAAGAGACAAACCGTTTCTTCTTTGACAGTAAGAGAGCTTCATTAAGTATTATTATGGTAAGTGATACTTTACAAAGTATATATAGTTCAAAATGGGGCATAAAGTAGAGAGAGGGGGTTCATACATAATTTTTTCCCCATTTCTGTTCTCGATACGGGGGTAGGCGGGAGACGCC